TTTGCCACCAGACGCCGACGCGACTGTCTGTGGGCCTCCTACGGCGGCAATTAGGGGCATCACACCCTCCGTGTGGGCTTCTCAGCTAACTGGGCCTGTAACTCCGCGTACTTGGCCTGTAGCGCCTCGAACTCTTCTCGGCTGACGCCACCTGCCTGTACTATCTTCGGCCCTGCTATACCGTTCTGCTTAATGTCGGCGATCTGCTCTTGCAGGTTCAGCATCATCCGCTCATCACGGCTCATCGCCGAGAACTCGTTGATCGGGTCATGCCAAGAGGGACGAAGAGCTTCGGTGATGGCCATGGCCTCGTCGTCCATCGGCTCCATCCCAGGCGTAGGGTCGCCCTCGAAAACGATGTCCCTCGGCTTGCCCTTACCTTCATGGCACACAACGATGATGCCATCTTCACGGTAATTGAAGTCGGCTTGGTCCTTAGGATCGAGCAGCCGGGGCACCTTGTAAACGATCCGAGCCGTGCGGCCGGAGGTACGGTCGGTTTCCTTTGACTCCCACTCACTCTGATCCTTGCCGGTCGCATTGAGGTAGTGGGCCTCAATTAACTTCCATCTGGCCATTGGGCCCTCCTAGATGACGCTGTAGTATAGGACTATTGCGATGGTGGCGACGCTAGGCGTGACGCAGATGGCGTAGCCGGGCGTAGCCGCCGGGGTTGAGGTGAAGGCATAACCGGAGTGGTCAGCAGACGGCGCCGTGTTGGTGACGTTCATTGCCGGGACAAGGACCTTGGTGTTGGTGTCGCACGGGGTCGTGGTCTGCTGTCCCCAAGATATGCTGAAGGTACCAGTGGCAGCGGTGTTGGTGACGTGCCAACCACACAGGTTGATCGTCTTCTGTGCCGAGCCGGGAATGAGTGTCTGGATCGTGCTGGGCCCAACCGCCATAGTGGCGACTTGGTTACACAAGATCATGTTGGCCGGGCCAACCTGCCCCTGCGGAACGGCAGGCCCCAGCGAACAGATAAGGGCAGCGACTACTAGCCAAAGCCTGCGCATTAGGCCCTCCTATAGCTGCGCGTAGTACACCGTATAGTGAACAGGGCCGGTGCCAGTAACGATGACGCACATCCCTGCGCCCTGTGCGCCAGAGACTTGGCGGCTGGTGCCGGTGAGCCCGCTAAGCGCGCCGAGGTCATATGCCGCCGTTATGTTCAGAGTGTTGGTACCACAGGTGGCACCTGCGCCTGTGATGATCTGGAAGGTAGCCGCAGCCGCCGCCGTTACCTCAAAGCCGCAAAACGTCACGGCCTGAGTGGCGATTGGAGCTACAATCTGCGTCGTGCCAACGGCACCAGCGCCGTTGGCAGACCTGTTGCAAAAGAACTGCTGTGGTCCAATGCCTTGTGGTATGGCCGAGGACCCGGTCAGGGCGGCAAGTGCCGCCCCAACCACGATTGCCCATAGCCAGCGCATTAGTTGTTGACCACAACGCCGGGGACGTAGCCAGAAGGTGCAGGCACTGTAGCCGTGCCGCCCCAAGGCTGGTCGAACCGGTCGATCACGATACCAGCATACACCGAGCCGCCCGTACCGGTCCCAGCCACCGTGAAGGTGAGCTTGAGGAACCGAGGCATCGGTTGGCCAGGGATTTGCCGAGGCACGTCCACGTTGGCGAGGTACGCGCCTTGCACGAGGTTGGCCAGAACCACAGCCGCCGGGCTCGTCCACATGGTAGTGAATGTGCCAGGGGTGTTAGGTGTGGTGGTGCTATCCGGCGCCCCTGAGAGGGAGCAGGTAAGGCTGGTCAGCCCAGCAAAGGTGGTGGTGACGACGACCAACAGTTTGAGCATTGGGTCATCGCCAACGCCGATGTCACGGGCACCGCCACGCGCCAGTGGGCCACCGGGATCGGTGGACAACAGCGTTGGAGGCGGGCTCGGATAGTTGACGCCAAGGTCGATGACGTTGCTGGCATCACCGGTCGCCGTCGGCGAGTCAGTGATAGTGCCAGTGGCAACGTTGCCAGTGAAGGTGAGGAGTCTGTCAAGGATCATGTTAGACCACCCTTGCTTCCGTGTTGAGGATTGCGTCACAGGTCCGAACGGGTACGCCTCGGAAGGTTGTGATCGGCTTACCGTCGAACTCTTCGATACGAAGCAGGACGTTGGTCTTGTTCATAGCTTGGAGATCGAGGTAGGTGCGGACGACACGATTAGCGTAGATGATCGTGCGGCCCATGTTGGCCCGAACTTCCGGAGTGTCCGAGGTCTGGACTGTACCGGCGCTGACTGGCTGGGTCGGCAGACGGTACAGCGCTCGGACGAGGAAGTTGATCAGGTTGGCTGCCGAGACACCGGTGAGGATCGTGGTGTCGATATTGGCGATGCGGACTGCGTAGCGCCAATCACGAAGCACCAGACCGATCTCCCACTTGAAGTGATCTCGGTAGGCCTGATACGTGTTACCGGCGCTATCCTGCACCGGCCACTCGCCCATGTCCCGGTGTTGGAGGCCGGTGATCTTGCCCTTCGGGAAGGTGGCGAAGAGCGTATCCGCGCCCCAGCACACGATCCAGATGGACGTGTTCACCGACGCCGTGCCACCGGCATCGAGGACGTTGGCCGCCGTTTGAGAGTTGGCGGTGGTGACAGTAGGGTACCGAGGCGCAAGGCCGGTGAAACGCTCAGGGTTGGCAAACTGGTTGCCGTAGATGAGCGTCGTCGCCACTTGCTGCGACATGCCCTCAAGGAACGCCTTCACTTCGCTGAGCCGGAACTCAGCGGTGTTGCCGTTGAGGTCGGCAATGTCCTTGTCGATCACGGCGTAGGTTTCCAGATTGCCGCACGTGTCGACGATCTGCGCCGTGGTCGACTTGGCATTCGGGACGCCAGCGTTGAGCAGGCGCCATGTACCGATCGGCAAGCCGGTCCGAACGGTGGTCTTGTGGCCAGTGGGGAGGTTGCCCTCCATCACGAGCATGTCTTCGAGGATTTCGTTCGTCTGACTGAGCAGTTCGATGATGGTGGCTACACGGTAGCCGTCATCCATGCGTTTGGCCCAGTCGCCATACGTAAGCGCCAAAGCGCCTATGGTTGCCATGTGTTAGGCTCCAGATGGGAGTGTCGGATAAAGGGCTTGCGCCGCTGTGACGGGCCTGCCCTTCGACGGGTCCTGTTGCCCAGCCTTGGCAGGGCCGTTGCCCATGATGGGGCGACCCTCCGTTAGCTGAGAAGCGAGTTTGTAGAATAACCGGATGAAGGCCGGATGGTCTCCAGCGCCGGTCATGTCCATCACTTGCCGGAACTCAGACGCGAGTGCGGCATCGCCCACGCTATCGATCGCCTTGGCGACGGTAGAGAGGACTCGGTCGAAGCTCCCCCCGATCTCAGGGTGAGCCTTCGCCTTTTCTCGCCACTCAGTTCGGAGAGCCTCGTAGGCTTCGTATGGCTGGCGGAAAGCTTCGTTCGTCTTTGAGACGTAGAAATCGACTAGCTTCTGAGCTTGAGCTTGGCTCAGGTTGGAGTCCTTGAAGAGCTTACCGGCTTCGGTAGCGACTTCGGCGTCGAGCGAGTAGCCCTCAGGGACTTTGAACTCTTCGTACTTCTCAGGTGCGCCGGTCTTCGGTTCCTGATTGAGGAGCGATTTGGGCTCGGTTGTACTCGTCGTAGATGTCGTCGTCGGTGTCGGCGGCTTCGTCTCCGTCGTCGGCTCCTTCGGCGGGGGCTCCGGCGGTGGAGTCTGCTGCGGTGGCGGCTGGACGCCGGGATTGTTCAGTTGTGGATCGCTCATTTCGTTCTCTCATCATTGTGACGTATTGGTCGGGGCAGGCCTGCATGATGTCGGCCAGGATTCTGAGGCCCATTGATCGTTCGCCCTCGCCGAAGGCGGTGCGGAGGGCAATGTCGGAGTATGTGCTAGCGAAGACGTGGGCTGCTTCAAGGAGGTCGAAGACCCACGCTCGGCCGGGGACAGTGGACATAATATTGGCAATAAACTGGCCGCGCTGGACAGCAATGAGCTTCGACTGCTTCGCCGCCTGCCGAATATGCTGACGCTCTGCTGCATTGTAGGGCTCATCGGTCACGGTTGCTGCCCAAGCATGGCTTGAATGGCGTTCTGTCCGCCGCCGACGTTAACAACTCCGGCGACGTTCACCG